CGGCGCATCGCTTGAGATGGCAAGCGAAGTGAAGTTTGCATCCGACTCAGCCTTTGACGGGGTATCAGCAGGCGCAATGTTTACGCCCTCATTCGGCAACACAAGCAAGAAGCAAAAGACTGGGGGCAACAACATCAACATCACAGTCAACGCTGGCATGGGTGCAGACGGCGGTCGTATCGGTCAACTGATTGTTGACGAGATAAAAAGGTTTGAGCGTTCTAACGGGCAAGTCTTTGTTGGGGCATAATGGCTAAGCCGACACAGTTAGTGGAGCTAGGCTTTGACCTAACCGGAAACAACACTGGCCCATACTTCAGGCTTGACGATGCAACCGCAGGCAAGCTAGACAACACTTCTTTTCTATTGGGCGGGACAATCTTTTTTGATGTCACGCAGTATGTTCTAGGTTTATCCATCCGCAGAGGAAAGTCGCGCCAACTAGATCGCTACGGCACTGGTCAGGCAAACGTTGTGTTTGACAACAACGGCCGAGTCTTTGACCCTGAATACGCTGACTCGCCATACTTCGGTCAGATAATCCCAAGGCGTGAAATAAGAATAACCTCTGGCAGCTCAGTGCAATACTTCGGCAGCGTTGACGACTGGAACTTAAACTACGAGCCAACCGGCGACAACCTGTCCGAAGCGGTATGCTCTGACGCATTTAGGATTTTTGCCAACCAATCACTAAGCGCCTTTACAAACTCGGTCGAGCTAAGCGGGGAGCGCGTGAACGCCATTCTAAGCCGACCAGAAATTGACTGGGGCATAGATGCTCGGCAGATAGACGCAGGTCGTCAGACGCTAGGTGCAGACGCTGTTGACGCTGGCACTAACGCTCTTAGTTACTTGCAAACAGTAGAAGCCTCGGAGCCTGGCGCGCTGTTCATTGGTAAGAGCGGCAAGGTTCGCTTTTTAGATCGCGCGGTCGCTCCGGCTTCAGGTGGCACAGTCCTAGCTGACGACGGCACTGGCATCCCTTACCAGGGCATGAAGGTCGTCTACGGCTCAGAGCTGCTTTACAACGACATCGAAATTGAGACAATAATAACCGGCAACACTTTGACCGCAGGCGATTCTCTTTCGCAAGGTATCTACGGCAACCTAACGCTAAGCCAAAGCGGTTTGCTTATGGAAACAGACCAAGACGCGCTGGAGCTTGCCGAGTGGTATGCACAGCTTTACTCAAGCCCAGAGTTCAGGTTTGAATCGGTAGACATACTTCTAAATGATTTGACCACTGATCAGCAGAACGAGGTTCTTGGGTTAGAGCTTGGCTCGGTTGTGAAAGTAAAGTTCACTCCAGGCAACCCAAAGGTTTCACCGGCGATTGAAAAGTTTGCGGAGATAATTCGCTTGGACAATTCTGTTGATTCAATCTTCCACAAAGTGTCTATCGGGTTTGCCACACTTGACACCGCGTTCTTTGTTTTGAACGACGCTGAGTTTGGTAGACTAAATACAGGCGCACTCGGATTCTAGGAGAATAAATGCCATTCAAAGATTTTGCAGCAGGCGACATACTGACTGCCGCAGATGTAGACGACTTCTTGATGCGTCAAAGCATTATGACTTTTGCCGACGCAGCCGCTAGGGATACCGCGCTTAGCGCAGTTCTGGCCGAGGGAATGTTCTGCTACCTAAACGACACTAACGCGTTTCAGTATTACGACGGATCAGCGTGGGCAGATGTATCTAACCCAGGTGACATCACAGCCGTAACCGCTGGAACCGCTTTGACCGGTGGCGGAACAACTGGCGATGTCACTTTAAACGTTGACCTAGCAGCCACGACAGCAGCGGCAGGAATCGCAAGCTTTGTCACAGACGCAACTACTGCCCGAACACTTACCACAGCAGCAGACGAAGGCAAGACACTTCAGTTCACTTCTGCTTCGGCAACTGTCCTAACGGTAAATGCAAGCTCAGACTTTACAGTTGGCTCAAGGGTGGACATTATTGCAGACGGCGCAGGTGAACTAACTGTGACCGCTGACGGAGCAACAATCAAGGCAGCGGAAACTTCAACAACTTCGGGCAGCTTTACAATCGGCGCTCAGTATTCAGCCGCAACACTTCTTTGTGTGGCAACTGATGAGTACCGACTAATCGGCAACATTACGGCGGTCTAAATGAGCTTTATTTTACTAGGAATACTTAACGCACAAGGTGGCGGAGTTAGCTTCGAAGCTACTGGTGGAACAATCACCGAAAGCGGCGGGTATAAAATCCACACTTTTAATAGCTCAGGAACCTTTTCAGTTATTAGCGCACCCGCAGATTCAACAGTTGAGTATTTAGTTCTTGCTGGCGGTGGCGGCGGTGGTGGTGACTGGTTTGGCGATAGTGGCGGTTCTGGCGGCGGTGCTGGCGGTTATAGGTCTTCTATTCTCACAGAATCTAGCGGCGGCGGCGGCGGTGCAGAATCAACACTTGGAATAAGTGCGGCTGATTACGCTATAACAATCGGCGCTGGCGGCGCAAGTATTGCTTATGGCGACGGTAATCAAGGCAACAACAGCGTATTTTCTTCCATTACTTCTGCTGGCGGTGGCGCAGGTAAAAAATCGGGAAGTAGTGCTACTGGCAGTACTGGCGGCTCAGGTGCTGGCGGTTCTTCCAAAGCTCAGGGTTCTACTGGCGGTGGCGGCGGTGGCGGCGCTGGAACTTCTTTACAGGGATACGGTGGCGGAACAGGCGGAAATAATAGTTCCTCTAACGACCTTAGAGGCGGTGGCGGCGGTGGTGCTGGTGGTTCAGGCAGTTCTTACACTGCTGGCACTAATGTTGCAGGTGGAGCTGGACTAACTACCTCGGCCAAAGGAACGGCGTTAAAATTGGCTGGCGGTGGACAGGGTGGGGTTTGGTTAAACAGCAGCTTTCCTTCGCACGACACAAGTTTTGGCGGCGGTAACGGTGCAAATGGAAACACATCTTATCCAAAAAATGCTGGAGACGGGGACCATAATACTGGCGGCGGCGGCGGTGGTGGCGCTTCTCAAAATAGATATGGGCGGTCAGGCGGTTCTGGCGTAGTAATAGTGAGGTATGCAGTATGAGTCACTTTGCAGAGATAGATGAAAACAACATTGTTCTAAGGGTTCTAGTTGGAAACAACGATTATCCAAATGAGGGCTACGACTGGTTTGTTGAAAATCTCGGTGGCACTTGGATTCAGACAAGCTATAACGGCAACATTCGCAAGAACTTTGCAGGTGTCGGGTTCACATACGATTTGGAACTAGATGCTTTTATTCCTCCCAAGCCCTATGAGTCTTGGACACTAGACGAAGATGCACAATGGCAAGCACCAACACCATACCCACAAGATGAAAAAAACTATTATTGGAACGAACCAACCCTAAGCTGGGTAGAAATGACAGGAGAATAAAAATGCCAGTAGTCTCAACAGGCGTAACAGTAGGCACTTCAATAACCGCAGTATCAGGGCCATTCATTTCTAGCAAGGTTGTTTACTTGCAGTCCGGAACCGAAGGCGCTGCAACTTATGTTGGAGGCTCAGATGTATCGGCAAGCAACGGAATCCTGCTCAGCGAAACCAACAACGCTGTCTTTCAGACAAACGCTGACGATACTCTTTACTGCATCTCTGATACCGTCGGCGCTGTTGTCAAGGTAGTAGAAGTCAAATAGCTAATGGCAGAAGAAACCAACTCATCCGTAAGGATCACAAACGCTCAGGTGTACGAAAAACTAATCGAAGTTTCTAACGTGCAGATTGAGATGGTTGTTGAGTTGCGTGGACTGAAGTACTTGCCAGGCAAGGTTGCTGACATTGAGAACCGACTGTCAAAGGTTGAGCTTATCGCTCGACTCGTTTACGGAGTCTATGGCGCAACGCTGGGAGCAGTGGCAGTCGGGTTAGTGGGCGTTCTTCGTGGGTAAGAGACTTTCAGATTGGCGTTTAGTTTATGACGCAAAATACATAACCTCGCACTATGGCGAGATGAGCAACTTCAGAAAAGCAAACGGTATGCAACCGCACTCAGGAACCGATTGGGCAAGACCTCGTGGCACACGCATTCCTGCAATCGCCAAGGGCACGATTCGGTTGATTCAGTTCTCCGAAGTCTTAGGTTGGGTTGTCGTTCAGACAGCTATGGATAAAGACGGCGTTATCTGGTACTTGGGTTACTGCCACATGGATTCTAAGCCAGGGTATTCAGTCGGGCAGAAGCTCCGCAAGGGGCAGACCGTAGGAACCCTCGGTAACAGTGGGGTTAGTTCTGGCCCTCACGTTCACGTCACAGCCTCAAGAACGCTCAAAGGTGTGTTCGGCGTAACGTCTGATAAGGTTGACGTTTACAAGCTAATACTCGCTAACCTTAAGCGACCGGCAAGAGAGGTTTGCGAATGTTGCAAAAGACCCTTGTGAAAATGTTCGACGGAGTGTTCTTTTTGAAGGATGAGCCTGAGTCCGAAACCGGAGCAAGCTGGAAGTTTCGGCGCAAGCTAATCTTCGGATCGTATCGACTCGGCTTTGCGATGATAATCTTCGGTGCTGTGACGTTCCTAGTAGACCAGTGGGGTGTCGGAGTTACTTTGATAACTGGCGGCGTATCGCTTATATCAATCATTACTACGGCGTACACTGTAAGTGCATCGTGGCAAGACGGAAAAAACAATCAAGATTGGACTAATGGAAATGTTTAATAAAGCTTTTTGGAACTTCGCAGGTGAGCGAGCAATCAAGACATTCGCTCAAGCAGGACTAGCATTCTTAGGTGGTGGCACAGTTGGGTTGTTCTCAGCCGATTGGGTTGGGTTCTTTAGCATCTCGCTGGGGTCGGCGCTGCTGTCGGTACTAACTTCAATCGTGACCAAGAAGTAGACTTCCGCAACCTAGCTCGCTGACGCGAGTTCAGTCCACCCCAGATGCCATACTGCTCATTATTTATCAGCGCATACTGAAGGCACAGGGTCATCACCGGGCAAACCTTGCAGAGCTGTATGGCTGGGTGCAATTCTGGATTAGGCGAACCACCTTGAGGAAACCAAGCGTCGGGGTCTGTTGTTTGACACGCTGGCGCTTGAGTTGCTCGGATGCCTTCGGCTAAAGCTGTTAGTGCTTGTTCTGCGTTCATAAGTGAAAGAGTAGTCACGACACGCACAAAAAACAAACTTGACAAGTCACCGAGTTAGCACTAGCTTATTAATTGCACAGCGAACAAATAGTTTTCCACTCATTGACATACGGAGTTGTGTCACCACCGGTGCCGCGTCTGAGTGTCCCTACTAGACCAGCGGGCATTTTAGGGCCGCAAAAGATACAAGGGCAACAGCCCCTAGAAGGCTTTCCTAAGGGGCCTTCTAGGGGCATCCCTGTCTCTGCTACACTAAAAACATTAATACCCCACCACCGCGTAATGGCGTGGTGGGGTTGTCTTTTTATCGTTCGTCGGCAGTAGTGCCACCCCAAACGCCATACTGCTGGTTTGTTTCCAGCGCGTAGGTGAAGCACGCTTGAAGTATCGGGCAGGTCTTACACAAGGCACGCGCCATCTTGGTTGACACCTGGCGCTGCTCAGGATCGGTGATGTCCTCTGGAAAAAACGCGTTCGGAAGTTCCTCACAAGGCACGCCGCCGGCAACACTTATCTTTTTCAACAAAGCCATGTACCGACTTGTAAGATGTCCTTGCGCAGTCATAAGATAAGCCTAACTAGGAAAGAGGGAAT